TTCAGTTGTCAACGTGGTTACAGGAGCCTGACCAACTGACGCCAGGATCTGATTAACAGCTTGTAGCTCAGTGTTGGAGCCAGTAGTAGGGAAAGGCATAGTTGCAAATGAGTTTTATTCTCAATAAAGAATTAAAAAAAAGGAGCCCCCGAAGAGGCTCCCATAGAGCAAACAAAAATCAAGCGTTTGCAGGATAAGAAGTACCGAAAGCAGCGTCGCCAGAGGCAGCGCCAGCAAACAGTTCAACGCAACAAGCAGGGTTGAGGAAGTCAGCGCCCATTGCGAGACGACCCAGGATAACGTCACCTTGATAGATCACGGAAACGTCACCGCTGGTGACTTGCACCTGAGGAGCGATAGCTTCAACAACACCAGCAGCTTCACGCTGGAAGATAAGACCACAGGAAGCATCGAAAGCACCTTGACCACCGTAGTTGTTGTGACGACCGCTACCAGCAGTGCCATCTTCAAATGCGGTGTCGCTACCAACGAAATCACCCTCGTTACCAGGAGCAGTGACACCAGTGGTTCCACCATACTTGGTACCATAGTTACCCAGGAACGGAATGTTCATGGACTTATAGATCTTGATACCGGCGATTTCGATGATGCCGTTACCAGACTGCAGAGCAGTACCCTGCACGTCACGGTTAATCAGACCATTGGTGTTGATGTTCTGGATCAGGGAGTAGTACTGACGAGGGTTGAGGACACCCACACGTCCGTCTTGAGACACACCTTTTTCATCCATTGCAGCGGCAGCATCATAGAATGCGTTTACCAGTGCAGAAGCATCATAAGCATCAGATTGGTTAAGAGAAGAACCAACACGGATTTGAGTACCACCGGGTTCTTCCATGCTCACCAGATCCGCACCAGTACCAACGGACTGGACAGCAGAAGCTTGGCGTGCACCCTTAGCAATCTGACGGAAGATCAGACGGTCATACTTTTCTGCAAGAGCGTAGCCGATCTTACGAGAAATTTCCGAGCGCAGATCGTAGTGCGACAGAACTTCATCAAGTTCATAAACGAATGCACTGGAGATAAGAAGATCATCACAAGTGATAGTCTTCTCAGCCACGGGAGGACGCCCATTGGAATCACCCAGGATGCTGTTACCAGGAGTATGGTACTCAGCACTGGTACGTCCAGTGTAGATAAACTGGAGAGACTTACCACCCTTAAGGGTACGCTTCATAACAAGATCGCGAGCGATCGTATTGTTCTGGAAGCCTTTGAACATCTCACCGCTGAACAGCTTGAGATAAAGAGCACGGGCATCACCCGTACCGTTATTTTGACCGCCACGGGTAAGACCCGCAGGGTTCACAGAAGATTGAAAATCAGGCATTTTAAGAAAGAGAGTAAATGTATATCGACTCTCTGAACGTTCAGAGTTATTTAATTTGTATTGTGGTCTGTCCCACCGTCTAGACGGCTAGAGGTATCGGCGTACCGGCTCTAACCAATAAGTGAAGGGAGGAATCGAACCTCCCACAAATCACCAGATCACTTGGTGTATGCGACACCACGATACTTGAGTTTAGCGTTCTTCTTGCGTTCTTCACGCTCACGAAGACGTTGCATAAGTTCAAGATCAGACATGATGTTTACCTCCGAAGAGATCCTAAGACCCCGTTCCATGTCTTAGGTAGCATGCGTCCCAAAGGGATGAACGGAAGGGATTATTTAAGGAGTAGGGACAGAATACAGAATCGTATCACCAACAAGCTCGTCATTAGAAGCACGACGCAGAGTATAGAAGTCAGCATTGAAGGTAGTACCAGTCGTGTACTCAGGATAAGCAGGAATGCAATGGGACGACAGGGTTGCGCTATGAACCTTGGTCCTAATAGTCAGTCCAGTGTAAGCCATGATTAGCCAATAGAAGGAGCAGTAAGTGCCACGGGAGTAACCTCCACGGATGCAAGATCAAGCGGGAAGTTGTGTGCATTCCGCTCGTGCATCACCTCAAAGCCAAGGTTGGCACGATTGAGGATGTCAGCCCAAGTAGGGATAACACGAGATTCAGAATCAATAATAGATTGGTTGAAGTTGAAACCATTCAGGTTGAATGCCATGGTGCTCACACCAAGGGAGGTTGCCCAAATTCCAATAACAGGGAAAGCAGCAAGAAAAAAGTGAAGACTGCGGCTGTTGTTGAAAGAAGCATATTGGAAGATAAGCCTACCAAAATACCCATGGGCAGCAACAATATTGTAAGTTTCTTCTTCTTGACCAAACTTATAACCATAGTTTTGGCTTTCATTTTCAGTCGTTTCACGAACCAAAGAAGACGTGACAAGAGAGCCGTGCATAGCACTAAACAAAGCTCCACCAAATACACCAGCAACTCCAAGCATGTGGAATGGGTGCATGAGGATGTTGTGCTCTGCTTGGAACACGAGCATGAAGTTAAACGTACCAGAGATACCAAGGGGCATACCATCAGAGAACGAGCCTTGACCAAAAGGATAAACCAGGAACACTGCAGATGCTGCTGCAACAGGTGCAGAGTAAGCAACAAAGATCCAAGGTCTCATCCCAAGTCGGTACGAAAGTTCCCATTCTCGTCCCATGTAAGAGAAGATACCGATAAGGAAATGGAACACGACGAGCTGATATGGTCCGCCATTGTAGAGCCATTCTTCAAGGGTATTGGCTTCCCAGATCGGGTACAAATGTAGTCCAATTGCGTTACTGCTAGGCACGACGGCACCGGAGATGATGTTGTTGCCGTAGAGCAGAGAGCCAGAGACGGGTTCACGGATGCCATCGATGTCAACAGGGGGAGCAGCAATAAATGCGATGATGAAACAGGTGGTGGCAGCCAACAGGCAAGGGATCATCAGAGTACCGAACCATCCAACATAAAGACGATTGTTAGTAGAGGTAACCCAAGAACAAAAATCTTCCCAGGTACTGTTTTGTTTTTGTGTGAGAGTAGTAGCAGTCATTTAAATAAGAATACGGTTAATTAAAGAAAATGGTGGGTAGTTTTAATAAGGGTATATATTTGAGCACTTAATGCCCCCACTCAAGGCTCACATCCAGTAGTGGGGGTGACTGCTATTTATCAGAAGGAGTACTTCACACCAACTTTAGTACCATAACCATTGTCGTCATTACCGGTGATAAATGACAGTTCACCGTAAGCACCAAGCTTTTCAGACAGCGGCACAGAGCCACCAACTTTACCAGACAGTTCTACTTCAGACTCACCGCCATCGGGAGACACAATAGAAGGACCGCCTTGGATGTACCAGTTAGAGCCTTCGTAACCAATGTGGTTATCAATCACAGTACCACTATAATCAGAACCAGTGAAGCCGGAATTAGCTTCAATATTCACATAAGGACCAGCAACAGCAGGAGCAGCAGCGATCAGGGCTGCAGGGAGGATAGCGAAAAATTTCATTGTAGTTTGTTTAAAAAAGAATAAGTGTACTGTGTGCGATTACCATGAATCCCCCAACCTAACCAATACCAGGCGTGGTTCATGTAGTAATCAACTGTTTGATGATTGTTTTGAAATGCGTAAAGATCATTCCTGAATTGCATTTCATTAATCATGTAGCGTGTTTGACCCTCCAGCGAGGATGGGTCACAACGCCACTGTTTACAGAACGTACCCAATCCATCATAACGATGCTGGGAGGTCCATTGGATGAGCCCGTAGCCGCCTCTCAGGCATTGATCGTAGGGCACGATAGCCCCACCTTCACATACCTTAGGGCGGAAGTTAGACTCCTGTTCAATGTTGCCCATGATCACAGCCAGGGCAGTTTTGTCAGTAACTTCAGCACGAGTCTGCAGTTGCTCTAACACATACTGTTGAGCCGGCGTGCAATCAGGACAAGTAATCATTTTTTCTTAGCAGTTTTAGCAGCTCGTTTGAAGTTGCTAGCTGTGGGAGCATCTTTACTCCCAGGCTTGCGCATCTTCTCGCCGGAGCCTGCAGCGATACGCTTTCGCTTAGCGTGGATGTTAGCGTAGAGACCTTGTTTAGCCATAGTTAGCATTTCCATTTGCGTAGTGCAAGTGCCTTACGGGTGGGGCGACCCTTGCTGTCTTTCATTGGTCCCTTCACACCAGACATTCTAGCACAGAAGGAACGCTTTCGGGGACCACCCCCAGGCTGAGGAGCTTTGAGGTTAGATCCAGTCTCTCGATTGTACTTCTCACGTCCGGCTTTCGTGAGTCCACCGGAACGTGATTTGTGTTTGCCAATCTTAAGGCTGACATTCTTACTTCTTTTTGCCACCGCCTTTACCTTTACATCCTTTACCGTAGCTCATTACCATACTCCAGGAATAATTTGACCAGTTAGTGCGTACGCTCCGAGCGCAGCCATCACACCCAGCATAGCTAGGCGACCGTTAAGCATCTCAGCTTTTTCGTTGTGAGTCACAGTGTAGTTGTCGTCAGTGTACATGGTGGGTTCTTTTGCAAAGAGGTTTTGTTGTCCGCGTTCGTTGGTGGTAACGGTCATCAGAATTGTACGTCAGAGTTTTCAAGTTTGCGAATCACATCACGGCGATACGCAGGGTCACGATCATAGCGAGGATCATTCATTGCTTCGACAAGCTCAGCTTGACTGCGGAATGATTTGTTGTCGCTACTACCGTCACGTCCAGTAAGCATCTGTCCATCAGATCCAACTGCGTCTGAATATTTATTGTTCAAGGCTTGGATAGCAAAGAAGATTGAATTTGGCTCACCCTTTCCCATAACAGCATCGTACATTTCGATTTCTTCTGCGGAAAGATTTTCGCTAGCCCACTGTATCATAGCATTGTAAGCTTTTTCGCCTCCAACTATTTCCATGAGTTGTTGGGCTTGAGCCTCATTAATTACTTCTGAGTCAGACTCTTCGGCTACTTCTTCTTCTTGTTCTTGTTCTGTTGACTCGCCTTCGTCTTCGGAGGTTTGTACTTCATCACGCGGTTGTCCAAGTTTCTGTTGCAGTTCAATGTAAGCTTGCTCAAGAGCTTTTGCATCACGGAATTTACCCGCAAGCAACGATTGCTCTTGCTCTCCAGCTTCAATATTTTCAGCTACTGCCAGAGAGTCCTGCTCATCAGTGTTGAACTGCGGCTGATCAGCAGGCGTTTCATTCATCGTAAGTGTTTCAGACATGTTATTGTGGTGGGGTTGTTTGAGGTTGTTGCATCATCGCTTGCTCACGCTTCTGTTCAACAGCTGCCATTTGTGGTGCTTGTTGTTGCATGAGCATTTCTTGTTGTTGAGCCATGGCTTGCTGTTGTTCAGTTTGTTGCTCTTCCATACTCTTTACAAGATTAAGAGAGTCAATACCAGAAGCAGCAGCGAGGCGTTTAATTACTTCGTCAGTATTAATATACTGAGCAATTGCCTCTGGGCCAACAGTTTGAGCAATGACAGTTAGGAACTGTGCAAGGCTTTCACGATCCTGACCACGACCAAGGGCATTAATACCAGCAACAATAGCAGGTTTAACGATGTCACCCTTAGGCAAGCGAGGAATCTCACCAGTCTTTTGTGCAACACTTAGCTTGCGATTTAGATAAGGAACAAGGAACTCAACAGTCAGCAGGGAGAATAGCCCGCCAAGTTGTTGTTCAAGTTCGAGTTGCGTCATTCTGACTTCTTCAGCTGTGGTGCGTTCTGAGTCCCTAACATTAAGAACAAGGAATGCTTCATTCAAACGCTGAGTTAACGTACCAATCATTTGATAGGCAGTCTGGAAGTCAGCTGTCTTCCCAACTTGTACCACACCAATGTCATCAGGTCGTCCCTGGATGATAGCACCGTTACCTGCCTTAGCAAGTGTCTGTGGTTTGGTGGTACTGCTTGGGCTGACAGTAAACACTACCTTAGCAGCAGCAGCGGAGCCTTCAACGATGGCTTGTGACAGTGCTTCAAGTGACT